CTTTCCAGGAGCATTACAATCTGCAGCAGGATTTGATCCATCCCCAAGAGCAAATCTAGAGTTGTCAACCAGTCCTGTTCCAGACAAGCTTGGCGTATCGCTTGGGAAAAGAAGGGGATCTATAGGTCCTGTGAAAGATAATGTAGATGAACTAGTTAATGCAATTGTTGTATTAGAGATATTTGCAACAGCCACAGGTGTAGTGAAAGAGTTCACTGTAACACACCCAACAGAAGCAATTGTTACAAATGTTCCAATTCCTGTAACAATATCAGTGTAATATACTAAAGATGGAATAAACCCACCAGTTTTACATAGCTCGTATACACCGTAGCTCTTTGTAGTAGTGATGTTTCTCTCAGAAGTCTTTAGATATACAGAAGACTCTCTTTGGAAGTTGTTGATAGGATCTTCGCCACTTCCAACACTTTGTACACCAGGAATCAGGTATTGAGCAATGTCAAGAGGTCTTTGCTTGATTCCCAAGTTGTTAGCAATAGGTGCACTGTAATCATAGCTAGCTATTGAGTTGAAAGAATACGCATAGTTTCTTCTAACAATAGCGTTTGCATATATGGTTAAGTAAGCCTGGTATGCAGAAAATAATACAGAAACATCTGTTGGTGTTGTAATGCTTGCAATACTAGAAGCAGAACCAAGAGCATCTAGCTGTGCCTCTTTACTTATCAATCTGTAAAGAGCATTGTTTCTCACCTTAGTGAAGTGTGCAATACCAGCACCAAATATTACATTCTCTAGTCTAAGAACATCTCCAAGGAACGGCTGTCCGAAGGATGTCTCAGGAGAGTTGAATATCTGTCTGTATTTCAAATCATTATCAACAAAAGGATTGAGTTGAGCAGGATTACAAATACCAAATCCTACAGAATCAACCTCTTCTATTTCATATCCACTATTTGTACCATTAATAAAATAAGGTTTGATCAGAGACCAAACAATAAATGTTCCAGGACCAGTTGTTGCAAGAACCACCTCATTCAGTGCTCTTGGAAAATTACCATCTCTATCTTTACAAGCTACATTTGTTGGATTGTTCTGACAGAAATCACACCAGTTGGTGTATGGTGCTGGGGCAGGAGATCCCCAAGGCATAATCCCATTTGTTGGAGGTATGTATAGAAAATCTCTACCAACAGTTGGTAAACGTGTGATAACCTTGTATATCTTATATGTATTGGAGATGATGCATACCTTTTTTGCATCTCCTGTTCTAACTCTCGGTTCTATGAGAGAACAAACAGAAACAGAATCTCCAACATTTAGAACATCTGTTGTCTCTATCTCATTTATGTAGCAATCAATATATTCTACAACTATACCGTTCTCATATGCAGTGATGGTGTAGTTTCTACAAATACCATTTATAGAATCAGCAACATCAGTATTTGCTGTATATGCGTTACTTTTATCAAGAAGGAAAGGATCTGGTCTTAGGTCGTTATAAGGGTAGTTGGGGAAATAATAGTCAGTCTCTTCTCTAGTGTATTTACCGACATTTCTGAGAATGCCCTTAGCTACAATAGACTTATCAGGTCCTCTATCAGAACGAACAATCTTAAATCCAGCAATGCTATCTTTCTGCTCTTGTGTAAGATTGGAATTAGCAATCAATGTTGCAACGTAGGCTGTGTCAATTCTTACACCAATTGGGAACACAGCATCCTTCTGCATCACCATAGATCCAGGTGATGAGTAGAGAGCAGACTCAAATATAGGACTTACAAGTACATCTGGGAACTTGTGGTGTCTGATAGGCTTATCAGCCAAGTCTCCCCAAAGATCTTCGTTACATGGATATTTTTCTACAGACTCCCAATACGCAAACTCACCATACTGGTAAGATCCTTTGTAATCAGCTGCAGGAGAGTATCCTGGAGAGAATCCTGTAAGCGTGGCTGTATTATATATTTTCCAATACGGACTATATCCTATTGTACCTACTGTATAATCAGGATCACCAATGAAGTCAGCATTTGTGTTAGGAACAGGAGATGCATCAAGTGTGGTAGCTGTTCTTCCAGGAATATGAAAACCATCTGTCTGCTTACCATTCTTCAGGAGAAACACTATCTCAAATGCATACACCTCATCACGCAGGTACCCACGCAGGTTTGTGGCATTCAGCTCATCAGCGTAGGTTTCTGTATTAGGAATTCTCCAAGTTTCCCACTGAAGCTGAATTTGATTAGCAATCTGCTGATAGTTAACTCGGTCAATGGATGTGAGGTTATCCCAAACAAGAATATCACGAACTGCTGTGATGTCCTGAGCAATCTCGTAATAAGGATACTTGTTGAAAATATCATCAATCAATAGACGAATGTCTGACTTATTCTGACCAGTGTATGTAACCACTTGTTCATTATCACTAATGAAATACGTACCAATCAGCTCTACAGATGTAATGCCGTTGATGGTCTTAATCACTGCCAAGTTAAAATACTGAAAGAGCCCAGTGATATCTAAATTACTAACCCTCACTCTAATAGACTTACCCACCTGATAATTAAAATTAGGTGTGGTAATGCTTATATCAGCAATAGGTGTAGGATTTGTAACAGAGAAATACGAGGTGTATCCCTGACTTACAGAGTCAGAATACTGAATAGCAAACTGGTATGTACCAGCTTGCAAGTCTCCACCAGTGGTAACATCAACTACATCCAATTGAGGAATGTTGAAATCAGGTTGAACATTCAACTGATTGCAATCAATCTCATTGGTAAAAGTGGGGTCGCAAAGGTTTGCTCCAGATTGGAGCTTGTAGGGGATATTCTCCAGATCTAGATAGCGTCTGGGATTGTAACCATCTGTCCAATACACCTCAGTGGTGCAATTAGTAAGTTTGTGGACAGCCTTGTGAATTGGATACTTGATATTGAAATTCAAGCACTTAGCATTGATGTAAGTGCGATAGACACAATCATTATTATCCATATACCCAATCTCACTATCTCCTGTTTCAGGATTAGCAAGAAAGAATACATGTTTACTCTTCTCATTAATAAAGTGTTCACCAATCAGTTGGTAACCCTCAGGAAAATTAAGGCAAAGCTCATTCCCTGGCTCATTCTGGTAGTTAACAGAATTTGAGTCAAAGTTCTCTACAGCAGCATTCAATGCATACGTGAGCTTACCCTTAGGAATCTGATTAACAGACTGGTCTAAGTTTAAGCCAGTGGTTGCGTTGTTATACTCCGCCCTAATGTTACCCTGGTTAGTTGTTTCTTCTCCAGCCATATCTGCTTACTCTGTTTGGAAGTTCGTACATGTTGAATCTATTCAGATCCTGTACAATTCTTCTTTGTTTAGCGTATACATCTTGCTTCTTGATCTCGATATCAGCCATGATGAATGCCTCATCAGACAATTGCTTGTAGTAAGCAAGCTTAGTCTGAAGCTGATTAAATGTCTCATCATTGGTCTGATTGGTGAGGGTCTCAAATACCTTGTATTTGATGAAAGCCTCAATGTACTCTCTGATACGGTAGTTATCAGGGATCAGCTGATTTCCTCCACCATCATATTCTGTGGCATAGAAAACCAGATGCACAACTCCATTTCTGAAGTTGGTTACAAACTTATTATCTCTAATATCAAAACTGTCAGCAGCAGAACTGTTGAAATTAGCACAGTCAAGTGCACAGTCTGCTCTAACAGAAATGTTTCCAGGTTTCAGCAAATATTTCTTTTCGTAAGCAATATTCAGCTGATTATTAGTTTTATATACAGCCTGAGTTATCTCAAGAGGACAAGTGCAGTTACATGATGGTTGTGTACATACAGAACACGCAACACAGGCTGCTTGATTACATGCACCACAAACATCACCACCAACAGTGACAGGGCTCACTTGAATGGTTGTTTGACCAACAGCTTGGGAGTAGAAAGAGTTAGCTGACTGATAGGGATATCCACTAACATATGTGCACATCCAAGCTTCTCTGACAGCAAAGAAGTTATCAGGAAGTCTAGCTTCAAAGTCCTCGATATATAGAGTTTCTTCAGTGATAACATAAGTAGCCCTACCCAACTTTCTGAGACATTTGTCCAGATAGGTGGGAAACATCAGATCATCCACAGCTCCTGTATCGAAATAGCTTTTCAGTTCCTCCTTTACGGTGGAATAAACTATCTCAGGAGATGTGAAATTATATTTATAATAGTAGGACATTTAGCTTATTTTTTCCATTCGTAATATAGATGCTGATATTTTTCGTTGGTTTTTAAATAGTGGGATAGCAGTCTAGATGTCACTCTGGAGGGCTTGAAATACCAAAGCTCCAGATGTTTCAGCCTAGCTGTTTCTTTAAACCACATCCACCCAAAGAAATAACCCTCTGTGTGGTAGTTAAAGTTGTAAATTACCTTACCCTTCTCTTTAGTTTTTTTCCAGTCTATTGGGAGGTTTATGAACTCTTTCCCATCAACACCCTTGATCTTCCTTCTCTTTTTCTTGTTTATGGCAAACTCTCCAAATCCAAAAGGAAGCTTTGCTCTTTCTCCTGTTTCTAGGATGTACTCTTTATAAGCATCTGTGAAAGAGTAAATGATGTTTCTCCACTCATCAAAGCTTAGCTTTATTGAGGGGTGTTTCTTGCAGAACTGATTGTAGTTTTCTTTACTTGCACTTCTCCAGTCAATCTTAACTCTCATTAACGAGTATTTGGAGCGTTAGGTGCTTGACCATCTATTCCATCATCTGTCATATCTGTATCAAGCCTAAAATATGTTTGCAGAAGTTTTTGAGATGTAAGTTCAAGAACTTGTTTCTCTAGATATCCAGGGAGAGCGAACTCTTTGTCAAGAGGGTTTTTGCACCAATCATCATCACTAGGCTGGCAATCTCCACACCCAACAGCAGGATACATTACCTCATTAGGTACATCATCTTCAAACAACGCAGCAATTCTAATAGCTTTTAGAAGAGGGTTGCTTACATACAAGTAATCATTAATTATCCAATAATAGGACTCATTTTTAATAATAGGAAGCTTGAGCAAATTGATGTAACGGTTGATAGTAATTTCCTTCAACTTCTTACCCATCCCACCCATAGCATTGATAGACCAAACGCCTTGAATCAAATACTGGTAGTTGCCCTCAGAAATACGAGGGAGCTTAAATTTACTTCTTGCAACAGAGCAAGGATCTACATATCCACAGCATTCAGAGATGGGCACCTCTATCATCTCTAAACAAGGGATAGTGGTGAACAGGGTTGATGTAGCCCACAGCTTTCTAAGGTTGGTTTCCCTTTTGATTAAAAGGAGACTGTTATTTCTAATCTCAGATGCAATAGCTCTATCTGTCACTAAGCTATCTGTAGACAGAAGCTTGTGCATAGAGCGTACATCAGAAACCAATTTCCTTAAAGTTGCCATTATAAATACTGTTTGAATATATTAGTCATACCATCTTCATAATCAATCAGGAACACTGTTAACTCAGCCTTGGTCACTGTATACCCATTCTTATCATCCCAAGAACTCTTTGCTTTAGAAAGAGCAGGGAGTTGATAGAACTTAATACCATTGAAATCCAAGCTCATCTCATGATGCTTATCTCCTGTGAAAATGTAGAAATGTTCATATTCTGACCAACTGTGCTTGTATTCCATTGGGAATAGATGAGCCAGTTTTGCAGGTTTTAGAGCATCACCATGATTGAACATCATCAATGTTCCACCAAATTCTGCATACTTTCTATATCTTGGAGATATCTCAAAGAGCACTCTAAAATTGTTTCTGAAATAAGTTTGCAACCAGCTAGCCAAGTGCCAACCCACAAACTCATCATGATTACCAGAAACAAATATTACCTCTAATGCTGTAACCTTCTCTAAGAGAAGATTGATTGCTTTCACCTCATGTTCACATATTTTGCGAAAGCTTTCGTGGTAGGAGAGAATGTTCTGTTGAGGTGTTCCTCTTGTAGTTGTTCCAGTGAACTCACTGTTAAATTCGTCCGATCCTATAACATACGTTGCATAAGTAATGTTATTGGACAAAGTTGCTTGGTTAAGAATTATTTCTAACTTCTGCAAAAATGTGTCAAATCTTGCTTCTATATCATTGTCTCCATAAATATCGAGCTTGTTGAAATGAGCATCTTGTTTATTGATTACAAGACATCCTTCTCTTTTCAGCTCATCGTATGGAGGTTCTTTAACTGTTGGAGCACTTGGCTCATAGTTCTCTAGAAATGAGATAAAACTATCTTGGAAAACCTGATCATTCTTTTTTACTCCTAACCAAGCTTTCACTTGGTAGTGAGGAGCTTCAGCATTTCCCCAGTAGTTCTGGACGTATTTAGTTATTTCCCACTTAGTAGTATCAATCTTACACTTCTCAATCAACTCATCTAAACTCTTGATTTCTTCTTTAGAGTTGAATACCACCTCACCAGTTCCTTTAGATACATCCTCAACAAATCTTACCAATGTATCTTCTAGCTCACTTATATAATTCCCTGATTCAGCTTCTGATGTTTTCCCCTCACCATTCCTTAATTCCTCTAGCAAATTTGCTACCTCCATTTCTGTAATTCCAAGTCTTTCAGCGTAAAACTTCCTACTTCTTTTCATTCGCAGGAGCTGTTCTAACTGCTGCAAAAGGTGTTGATTTCCAGACATGCAAAGTGGATTTTAGTTAAAATTAGAGTAAAGGTACGAAATAAATTTTATATTTTCCAAATTATTTTAACCAAGCCCGTTACTGGTTCTAACCAACTTAGTTAAAACAAAAACTCCCAGGGGTAGAAACCCCCAGGAGATACCCTGTAAAACCAACAAAACAGGGTTTTTAATATCACCATAACTCATTGGTTTTTAAGGAGTATGGGGTTGTGTTGTTATAGGATTGTTCACTCTGTAGTAAGTACTTGTAGTGGCTCCTGGGGAGTTGTGTGCATAACTAGCTGTATACAAGCTTCCCACAACACCAGATACACAAGGATTGAAGTTGGTGTAACCAATGAAATAAATATTTGCTCCTCCAGATGTACGCACTTGAATATATGCGTATTGTCCAGTAGGGATGCTTATTGTACCTGCTAATGATGGGGCTGTAGGACATTCAGGGATTGTAAATCCATTTATCAACTGTGTCCATGTTAAACCAAGAGGTTCTGGCTGAGTTCCCAAGAAAGGAGGAGGCTGAATTGAATAGTACACCTCAGCATTATTAATATTACCGTTACCACTCTCAGAAGACAAGTAAATCATCAGATTCTCAGGAGCTAATGTAGTGGTGGTTGTGGTGGTACATATAGTCAGTGTAAGATCTATATAGTTTGTGCAAGCTCCGCCAGACATCACCCTGACAATAGCTGTACCATTAGGTGCTACATAAGAAGTATATCCAGCCAAGAGAGATGCTTTAGACACCCCCACCTCAAAAGCTGAGGTGTACCCATCAACATCTGAGTATAGATTGAAGGGTCCTGTGTCAGCACCAGCAGTGGTTAGAGTTATTGTAACAACCATAACTTATTGATTCTTAAGCGATTGTGGTAGTAGTAGAGGTAGTAGAAGTACTAGTAGTAGTGGTTGTAAGTTGACAAATAGCCAGTTCTAGTTTTTGGATGATGGTTGTAAGATCATCACAAGTGTCAATGCCTGTACAAGGAAGATTGGGACCTACATACTTAATTAAGTTGGAAATCTTCAGCTTGGTGTCACAAGGATCTGCTCCACAGTTAGTTCCTGAGGGTACAATACTGCCTCCTGTAAAACAAGGACTGGTTGGTAAACAAGACATTTAAGTTAGTTTTATGGGATGTACATAATGTAGTAACAAGCCAGAACAGGGGGGATATTATTGTGAGACAAGCCACCTCCTGTAGAGGAATTTGTCACAGTGACATTAATATTAGTGAGGCCTGTTGTAGAAGATCCTGTAATGTCTGTTGTGGGTCCTTCGTTAAAGTTACCACCACTTCCAAAGTGTCCTGTATAATCCTCATTCCATACGTTAGGAAGCGTGTGAGTGTGTCCAGGATCTATAATGTTTACAGAGGCTGCGTGCGTGTGTGCAGGAATCTGTGTAGTATCAAGAACAACATTGTTTGCACCAGTGATCATAGACAGTGTATAGTTGGGATTACCAGCAATACCAGGATCTACAGCA